TGGAAGGCGGAATAGTCTCAGAAAGGTTTTTTCTCCGCTGTGGAAGCCTACAGCGCCCTGGTGGTATTCATAGCAGAGAGGCGCCACCATGTATTCAGAACGCATTCCAGAGCCTTCAGCGATGTGATGTATGCTGGCTGGGGTATTTGTGTTCATGAACTCTCGGCAGATCACGCAGCCCAGCCCGCGCACGATGTCATGGTGACGCTGTTCGGCTTTATTCATCGCAGTCTGGAAGCTGAGAAGCGTACTCACCCATGCACAGCAGCCGCTTTGCCATTCCCGGCTGACCTATACCATGAGCTATTCTGGCGGTCTCCCGAAGTTCGCATTCTTTTAGTGTGCGTGATCCAGCCAGCCCGACCCCGCCAATGAATGAGAGGAACCCCCCCAAACTTGCTTGACATGGCGCGGTTGGGGCAGGCGTTCCCATAAAAACCGCTGGCGATTGCCGCACCTGATCGTAATGGAACGATTGGGAATTACCTGTATTGCTGGCATTCCCCCCTGTCCCATTGCCCCCCTGCCCTATTCCACCAGCCCCGCCCATGCCGCCTAAACCGCCGTAGCCGTTCCCTCCCAGCCCTCCGGCGCCACCCTGGCTAATGCTTGATGAATCCCCGCCGTAGCCATTGCCGCCTAATCCGCCTTGCCCCCCATAGGCATTTCCTCCGTTGCTGACTGCATATCCGCCATCTCCACCGAATCCTACGCCGCCTGATCCGCCGTAAGCCTGGGCCTTGGCATAGGAACAAGCGAGGAATAAAGCAAGGTAAAGAATTATTCGGTAGTGGTTCAGTTTGAAATGTTTAATATGAGAAATAAAATATCTAGCTGAACAGTAGATATATAGGTCAATTCGCGGTATAAAGAAACCGCTTGGCCTCTTCTTTTCTCGTGCTGGTGAGTGGTCCGTCTTGCCGCGCGGAAGCTCCGCGAGAAAGGAGGTGAAAACGAAATGAAGTCACCTAAAAGAGAAGCCCCACCCGGTTACTAGTGGGTTTTCAGGCCTTGGAAGACGTTGCCAGACGGCTCCAGGGTGTATGCTAGACAGTACGGTAAGCGAGCATTCTGCTTTCTTGTAAAGATAGTCTAGTGTAATTAGAGGCCAAGCGCCACAAATTTATGCCTTCTTTTTGTAAGGACCGCGCTTCTTCGGCTCTTCAGTAGGAATGATCGAAACAATGTCTGCAATATTCCATACATGATCCGTTAATCCGGCTTCAATCGCAGGAGTTACGCGAAGTGACTTGTGAACCTTGCAGAAGTTGTAGAACATGAAATACAGGCTGATAGCGTGCATATGATTTTCGAGCTTCTTGCTGAATGCGTTGGTCAGACGAGTAAACCGGCGCATATGCATACGCATGGTTAAGTTCTGACGCTCTACGTAGCTGGTGGATACATCCTTGATATTCGGATTGCCTGTTATACGGCGTTTCTCCGTTCCAGTGCATTCCGCTGGACTATAGCGGCGCTGATCTTCTTTAGTTTGCCCTGCATTGCCGTATAGCTTAATTAATTGGGCAAAGTCTATATCCGCTCCAAATGCATCCTCTACAGCATCAATATAAGCCCTATGGCCGTCTGTAGTCAGTTGGATACGATTATTAAGGCGGGAAGCGAGGTCGTGAATAAATACATAAGCTGAATCAGCATTGCGTGTGCCAACATGCCAGCATGGGATCAGCTTTGTGTCAGCGTCGATTGCCGTCCAAGTGTAAACATCCCCATATCCAAACTCTCCTTGTAATTCTTCCGGCACGTTCTTCTGTTTCATTCCAACAAAAGACCAAATCTCATCACATTCAACGCGCTTGCAATTCAGGTTGCGCATCACTGAGTCTTGATACAAAGCGCATGCTTCGCCAGCATCAGCCAGTAGCTTGAGGACAGTATTTTTGCTCACGCCTGTAATACGTGTAGCGGCATTTATTCCCATTCCTTCACAAAGCACAGAAAGGATTTGAACGCGTTTTTCTTTTTGTAATTTGTTCATTACTCACCTCGAAGCAAATTCATAATGCACATTATACGTAGCGATACGTATATTTGTCAATAAGGAATATTGTTAGGAATATTTTACTTGAATTTTATTGTGAGTTTCGTTATGATTAGAGGGGTCAACAATGCAAATAAGAGGATCAAATGGCATTAATCGAGAGTGGAGAGGCGCTTAGCTTGCTGGGTAGGCATTTACCAGCTTTTTATCGGTGTGTAGATGGAGCATGGACCGACTATATGTCTTATCCAATCGAAAAGCGCATTATTCATTCTGAGAGGTCAAGAGCTTCATTAGTCCATGATCATATGGTAGACAGGGCTTCGCAATATGCAGCACGAGAAGAGGGTGTAGAGATCATGGAACGTTCTGGTCTGCATCTATTTGTATTTGGAGGAACTATAGCGATTCGCTTTAAAAAATTTGATGAGGATTTACGTACTCGTAATCAGCCAACTGAACAGGTAAAGCGGTTCAAAGCCCAATACTCCTTGATAGGAGTTCCTGACGCTCACAATCTTGAATCTGGATACATTTTGAGCCCAGATGGTCAATCGATCAAAGCGATTCATTTGGTTTGTCCAAGTGGAACAGGAATCTATTGGGATGTGTTGTTGACAGAAAGTGAGCAAACTTCAGTTGTGCAAGATTTATTTGGTAAGAGCTTAGAGACAGAGGAAGAAAACTCTGGGGCCAGAGTAAAAAGAAGGGAAGAAGCAAAGATAATTCAGTTGAAAAAAGATGACGATAAAAGTTAATCCAGAAATGGTTACGCTCGCTCGCGAATATCGCGGGCTTACCCAAGAGCAGCTTGGCCGATCGCTTGGGGTGACCCAGGCCAAAATAGCAAAAATAGAGGGGGGGCTGCAAACAGAGGTAGCAGAGAACTATGCACAGCTTCTTTGTGAAACATTGGGGTTCCCAATTGATTTTTTTATACAGAATGAAGAGATATTAGGATGGGGATCAAGCGCATATTATTATCGTAAGAAAGCGTCCATAACAGCGTTAGATCGTAAGCGCATTCAAAGCCAAGTGAATATTTGTCGCATTCACATTAAAAAATTTCTGAGGTTTGTAGAAATTGAGAGCGCGAGGAAATTGCCTGTTTTAGACATGGATGAATTCAGCAACTCTCCAATTCAGGCCGCAAGAGCTATGAGAGCCTTTTGGAATCTTCCAGAAGGGCCGATTAAGAATATAACTACATTGCTCGAAAGCGCTGGAGTTATTGTTGTTCCTATCAACTTTGGGACAAATACTCTTGACGCTACCTGCATTCGTCTTGCTGAGATTCCACCGGTTGTTTTTATCAACTCACAATTGCCAGGTGATAGATGGAGGTGGACACTGACGCACGAGTTAGCGCACCTTCTGATGCATGAAGTCCCTAACGAAGCAATGGAGGATCAGGCAGATACTTTTGCTGCTGAATTTTTGCTGCCAGAATTAGAGTTAAACGCTCAATTCTCCAGAATGGGGAAAATACGTCTCGCTGATTTATGCAATCTCAAACCTTACTGGAAAGTATCAATGCAAGCATTGCTCATGCGGGCATCAGACCTAAATCACTTGCGCAAGAGTGAGGCGCAGTATCTTTGGATGCAAATTGGTAAACTGAATTACAGAACTAACGAACCGCATCCATTACCGAAAGAGGAAGTAAAAACTTATCCGGCAATGGTTAAGTTTTTTGAGGATGAATTAAAATACTCTAAAGAGGAAATGGCGAAATTGTTAAACATCACTCCGAGGGAGGTCGAATTACTCCACGGCGGTGTTGGGGCTTGGAAGATGTTGAAGACTTCTCTGAAGATTGTTTCTCAGGGGAATTAGCCCACCTTTTTGTTACAGCTTTTGTAGCTGACTCTTTCCGTTCTTGTTCGGTTAGTTTTTTTGCTCTTGCTTTCCCGCCAAGCCGCCCAAGTTCAACAGCGGCTTGGTTCTTCTCGGTGGTTCGCTCAACTTCCCCCGTTGCCTTCCGTACAACATCAAAGGCAATCTGTGTAAAATCTTTTCTGGGATTTGATTTAGAGTTCATGCTATTCATACTAGCATGGCGATGCTTGAGGGTCTAGGCTACCCAATTTCAAACTGAACCACTACCAATTATTCTCATCGGTTTCCTTTCATCCAGTTTCCGAACGGAATTCGGATGCGGTTGTGAAAATTAAGCTCTGCTTGATCGTCACCATCTATTTCTGACCTTGATTCAACATCACATACATCCCTAATCCATTGCGCGGCTTCTTTTTCTCCGAATAATTCCCCGCCATGCTTACCAGATAGCCAAAGCTGGAAATGCTCGTCTTTGCTCCATATGCCGGCCAACTTGCAAAGAGGGCCGACTTGGGGTTTTTCATGTTTTTGGGGTAGGCGCTCGAAATTGGTAGCGAGAGGCGCAAGCGCAATAGGCGTGTCGATGCTTGGAAAAAGCTCGTGAAATTTGGCGTTGTATTGACGGTCGATGTCTATTTGAACTCTGATCGTGCCGTCCACAAGCTCTTTAATTGCGCGTCTGGTTCCTGATATTGCATTCATGCGAATAAAGCTCCCTGTGCTGCATGTCTGCGTTCCCTAGTCCCCGCTCTCCGCAATGCGGAATCATGTCTGTTGTGGCATTTCTGGCAGAGCGCGGCGAGGTTCAAAAGGCTTGATGCTTCTGGCCTGTGATCGAAGACATGAGCAGCGGTAAGAACCACGATGCTTCCGGTAATCGGATGTGGTTTGCCATGCTCCACCCCGCACCATTCGCATTTACCTTTGGCCCGAAAGAACCGAACGAACTTGCTTCTAAGTTTCCAATCTTTGGGGTAACGCGCTCTCATTTCTGGTCTGATTGGCATGGTTTATCCCAACTCCTTCGCAACTTTCATCACATCATCAAGGGATTCAACGATGAAATACGGTCCTTTCCATGAGGCCCGGAACTCTTCTTCGTCCTTCGTAAGCTTCCGCTTGCTAGGTGGCAAATCCCCGTCTTTTATCTCAACCAATCCAGTAAGTCTTTTTGATACCACGAGATCACAGCATTTTTTAAGCTGGCTGATTATCAGGACCGAAAAACCAAGTTTACGAAAGGCCGCGACAATTTCACCTTGGTTTCCGTCAACTCGCGCAGCGACTCGGAACGTCATCTTTCCAATACCGATTCGCGTTTTTGGATTTCCCACTGCCGCTTGACCTCTTCTTTGAGATAGTCGAGTCCCTTCTGTTTCCGGTGAAGAAGGACACCGTCATAGTGCGCGTCGCGCTGTTTGGTGGTCATTTTGAGAACGGCGCGCGCTTCGCACTCGCGGCGGTTTTGTTCGCTGTTGCTCCATTCTTCGGGGGTCATGTGGAACTCCACAGAGTAGGCTGCAAGGAATACGGCAAGTACAGCGGATGTGCCGGGCTGCCGTCTGAGTTAAGTTTGAGATACCTGATTTTTTCAGGGGAAAAGAAGGTGAGCCATTCGTGGATAAACTTGCCCATGCCGAACAACTTGCCGTGGCTTCCCCAGGCACAAATCGCGAGTTCACAATCAATCACGGCTTCGGCAATGGCGTCGAAATTTTCCGAGCCTAGCGGATCAATCGAGTCGTACAGCGCGCGCGGATCGGTAGAGCGCAAAGCAAAGATATTGACCACTTCAAACCCGCCATACCCCAGCGCTTGAGCGCGTTTCTTGCAGCGGGTTACTGTAGGATCAAGTTGTTTTTCATCTGCGGTTGAAGGGTTCAACATTACGAAGCAGACCTTGGGCTTATGGGGGTTCCATACCCTCCAAAGCCGATAGCGGTAACGATAGCAATCAGAGAAAGCCGCTCCTGCATCGCCTCTCATCCAGATAGTCATGCAAATAACCTCTCTTGTCTGGTTGCTTGTTCAACCCTGGCGCACGCGGCTTTGTAATAATCCGCGTCCAGCTCACAGCCAACCATTTCAAAGCCAAGGTTATTGCAGGCTATCGCGCTGGAGCCTGAACCGAGATGAGTGTCGAGAATGCGCTGGCCGGGTTTTGCCCAATTTGCTATAAGCCATTCATATAACTTGACGGGCTTTTGCGTTGGATGAATACGCGGCTCTGGAAGCAAAAACCCGCCATTGGCGCAATATTTAAACAGTCTGGCTCTGCCAGAAAACGAAGACCACGCATATTCCCATTCGCTTGCGTTCTTCTGGTTCGGCCTGTCTTTATCCCAACAAATCGGCTGCTTGCAAGGCGGAAGATCAAAGTAATTACCGCCCCAAATGATCTGGTTTTTTGACACCCGGAACATCTCAGCAAAGTATTTGGGATCAGGTTTTATGTCCCATATATTTGCTTTGCTATTAACCATATTCGCCCATCTAGAACCTTCGGTGCCGCCACCTTTAACCAGAGCATCCCCTATCCCATAAGGAGGATCGACCATTGCCAGATCAAAGGCTTTATCTGGTAGCGTTGACATGTAGGACATGCAGTCCACCATGTACAAAGTGGCTTTCCCAGCAATTAATGGGTTAGGGATACTCATTTGGTATGTACCTTGTAATTACATTCCTTACATAGAGTGATCCCGTTGCTAACGTCAAACCTATACTGCGGAAAATTAGCAAAGCTTTTTAGATGATGAGCGTGCAAATACACCGTCTTTCCCTCCCGCGACTTAACGTCACAGTGAACGCAAGTATAAAAATCGCGGACAAAGACTGCCTCCCTCCAAATTCTGTACTCATCGCTATTTCTCGCCTTAACTTGTTCTTTTGTTATCCCGCCCATCCATGATGGGCTTTTCTCTCCAACTCTTGTTTTGCAGAAATTCTTAAATGCCTCGCTTTTGGGCTTGCCTACTTGATTTTTCTGATAGCAAGACCTAGAGCAAAATTTGTTTTGACCCTTGATGATTGCGCTAGGCTGCCTCCAGAATTCCGACCCGCAAAATATGCAATTAAAAAACGCTCCCTTTCTGAGACCAGCCGCTGTTTTGGCAACCGATTCAGGTTTTCTTTTCCTTCCTTTGAGAGGGCTTGTTTTTTTCTCCATGCAGTCGATGTTCAGGAGAGTTGCCCTGTCTATTTTCATCCCGCTCTCCTGAACTGAATAACCGGAACGGTAGAACCTCCGTTCATTACTTGCGTCGCGCGATGGTGATCACCGATAAGCACAGGTTCACTTTTTTCTCCCCCGAAACCGTTTTTCCCATTTTCGGCTGAAAAAACTCCGGTCAATATCGGCAAATATTCAGGCGTTATGTTCTTGCTCCTGAAAGCGCGGTATCGAGCCTCAAATTCCTTTGCTACAAAGGGCCATTCTTCCTCGCTTTTGTGTCCCAGCGCGATCCATCCGCCCATGTCTTGAATTACTCGATGGATCAATCCGTCATCAAAAACTACATCAACGTAAGTCCCGATTGAGCGAATTGCACGGTCAACCTTTGTCCACGCCTGGAGCGCGGTATCCTGAGTTGATCCCTGAAGCATGCGGATAATATCGGCGGGTTTTGGTGCAAACTGGCCGCTGTCAGGATTCATCAAATGTCGGTTAAAGGCATCTGTGACAGTAGCAAGATCGTAGTTTTTGAGCGCGGCCCACCAGACATCGAGCGCGAACTTGGAAACGCTCTTGCCGTAGAAGGACATGACGCCAGATACGCCTTCCTGAAACTGTTGAAATTCGCTTGTTCTCATTGTTGGCTCCTGAGTTCTGGCGGCATCCAGCCAGCGGTAGCCGCACGGTTTGATTCGTACAGGGTGTCTTCTTTTGTCGGCATTCGGCCTTTATGCAGAACGAGCTTTGCCGCTTGTTCGCGCTGGCGCTTGACGATCCCGATCACGTAATTGAAGTTTGAATTTCCCCGCTGGACCGCCTCTATTGCTGCATGAGAAAATTCTTCTTCCGTAGCCCCAGCTTCGATTAAAGCCAGAAGGGTAGGATTTGATGGGTTTGCGGTAGGAATGCCTTGGGCCTTGATTGCTTTGCAGCAAAGACCGGCATTTGTAGGGGCTGAAACACACACAGAAGGTTCTATGGTGTGTGTTTTTACTTCTGTTTCTGAATCTGATTCTGTATCTGTTTCTGTGTGTGTTTCTTGCGCTGTCACGGTGACGTCACGGTGACGTTTCATCCTGTCACGATATGCTCGTGTACGTTCTGCGCTAGTGTCTGACTTGAATTGCCTGTCGTTCCACTTTATTGGTTGCAAAGATTCTTCGTTGATTAATCCAACTGCGGCTAATCTCCTTGCGACCTCACCTAATTCTCGTAGATCAAGACCGAGCTTAACTGCGACCTTGCGCCGCATCAGCCCCGCATCTGTATCAGATGTATCGAGAATTCCATTATTTTTGCAACACAGTAATGCGATGAAATGCCAGCGATCTTCAAACGCCAAAAGGCGTAATTTCTCATCATCGACGGCTTCTGAATAAAGCCGGAACCATGGATTGCTCATGTTTTTACCCTCATTTTGTTACTCCCTACAAAAGCCGCTGCAAGGCGGCACTCCGTGAAAAGATGAGCGCACATTGATAGGTGGAGTAGTCCTTTCGTTCGGGCTTGCAGTCCCTAGTGCGCCCGTTAAGTGGTTTCCTTGGTTTTTTTCTTTAAAAGCTGTGCATGAAGATTGGAAATACGAATACCAATGGCATGAGTTGTGTTTTTATGCCTGCCTGTCCGCAAGCGCCAAACGTTGCTCTGATTCAGCCCGATCCGATCCCCAATTTCTCGATCAGATAGCTGAGTACTAGCCCGAATGTCGTTCAAGCACTGCTGAATGGTTATATTGGGTATGTGCATGGCTCTAGTATGATGCGTATTTGCAATATTTGTCAATGCGTAAAAGCATTTTTCTTGACATAATAATGCGTATACGCAACACTATTAACCATGGATAAAATGCGGGTAATATTAAAAGGCTTGATGGACAGGGCTGGTCATAACGCGTACGACATTCAGAAGGAATGCGGTGTCAATCAGTCAACCACCTTTAGATTTATAACCGGACTATCAGGAGAACCGAGGCCCAGCACGGTAAGGAAATGGGCGCGGCTGTATAACCTGACGGAGAGCCAGCTTCGAGGCGACATGCCTATTGATGGAATTCAACTTCCGCCAGAGAAGCAGGAGCTTAAAAACCTTGTTACCCCATCTGAGTACAGGCTTCTTGCGAACATGAAAAAGTTGGACGGAGAAGCCAGAGGGATTTTGCATCGCCTCACGGAAATGCTGGCAGACGCACCGAAGACGGGGCAAAATGGCGCCATTGATGATCCGGTAGGAAAAAATGAACCGAATAATCAATTACGTGTCGGAGAAGTTCGATACCGATCCCCTCCCAAGAAAAGCCGCATAAAGGTAAATATTGATGCGACCAAACGAACCGGAACATCCTAACCGCTCCCGCCGTTCATCCGACCTTACGAAAGGTCTTAGAAATACCCGCATTAGCAATCCCCTGAAAATTGTGGTGTCTCCCAAGTCAAAGGAGAACGCTGCGCTGCGCCGATACCTGATCGAGTTTACGGATAGGCTGGCGGAAGAGGCAAAAAGCGGGGTTTTGAAGGGGTTGGGAGGATTCGCGGACTATGGGGAAACTTACATGGTGGGTCTTGAGGGATCGTATTTGGAATCTCCAGAGGCGGCGGTATTGCCCTTGAAGATACTGGAAAAACGAGTCATGGACGATATTGAGCGAGTGGACTGATTAAGGGATGTCGAATCGGGAACAAGCGGAGTTGTTTCAAGCAGAAACATCATGGTTCCATGTCTTCAAAGACATGATTGACAATGGAGACATGGCGAAGTTAGACGGCAGCGCCATTAAGGTTTACCTCGTAGTCAAATCCTATACTAATTTTGCAACTGGTCACGCTTTCCCTGGCGTTGAACTTGTGGGCGAGAAGGCCGGACTTAGCAGACCGCAAGTCATGCGCTGTCTCAAAACGCTTGAAGAAGCCGGATATATCAGCAGGAGCAAGCTGGGGCGGCAGAACGTTTATACGCTGCGTGAAAAAGTGATGATTACCGGGTCGGACGGTAGGCCACAAGCAGTTGCAACGTGGGATTACATACCCGGAAAGGTGAAGGATTCCATGGCGGAAATCAAGAACGCCGTGATGACCGGAGAACTTGTCGGAGGAAAGATCATTCATATTGAAAACCTCTTCCTGAATGTCGTAACCGGCGACAACTCTACGCAAGTAAATATCAACTCTCCGGAGTTTGAAAAACTCGATCCAGAAATGAAAGAGCGGTTGTTGTCGCTGCGCAAATCCATAAATAAAGGCTAAACAAGATATGTCTCATAGATGATACGTATCATCCGTGAGACATTTATTTGAATATATGTCTCATTCATGATCCATGTTATGGGTATATATGTCTCACCCATGACACCCTAACTAGACTCTTCTATATCTTAAAAGAAGAGTGCTCCAGCATCTTTAAATAAAACCCCAAAAATCGGTTTTCCGCTTCCGAAAAAAGGATACGGCAAATGTTGTCTATAAAATAATGCAGAAATGCATTGACAAAAGCTATGCGTTCGCGCATTATTATTCCTACAGACAAAACAAAAGAGGTTGCACAAATGGGAATGATCGAACGCGCGATGGAATGGAACCGGCTGGAAAGCCGCCCCGTTCCACTCAACATGACGGACAAGGAAATTCTGGATTGGCTGGATGAAATGCAACCCAAGGTTGATTGGGAGAAAGGCAACGCAAATCAGATTTCCGGTGTGTTTCTGGATGTTCCTGAAATTGGGCGAACCTTTGCAAAAACTCTTCGTGAGGCGGTTTGCAGGGCAGAGGCTAAATGGAAGGAAGTGAATTCTTAATTGGAGGTAATCATGAAAAAGCTAATCATTGCCCTGGCGATAGCCACATCAGCCGCAGCCATTGCGCCAACTCTCGCCGGACCCCAACTCTATGACCGGCAGACCGGGAAGTACCTGGGTAACTTGAGTGCGAACCGGTATGACCTGAACAGCACCAGCAATGAATATGGACCTTATGGCAGCAAGTACGGGAACACGATCAACAACCCGTATAGCCAGTACGGAAGCGAGTATTCCGCCGATTCCGCGAACAATCCCTATGCCACGAACCCGCCAATGATCATTGATGAGGGTTCGCTTTCGGTGCCGGGGCTTGGGATCGGGTACTGAGATGGGAAAGAGAAAAATGTCTCTGGCTGAAGCATGTGAGATGGTTCCTGATGGTTTGCCAGATGGGGCATATTGGGCCATGGCGCACGATATGGCTGGCGCGGAATACGGGGGAACATGGGATGAATTACAGGAAGAGAGGCATTACTGCCCGGTATGCCGCAAAGGTTTCCCAAAGCAAGAATCCATGCTTGCGCACCATAGGGACGCCCATCAACCAAATGAGCGCGTGAAGTGCAAAGACCCGCGCTGCAATAAGCAATTCAAGAAAGAATTGCACATGCTTCAGCATCATGAATTTGTCCACAACAAGAAGCAAAAATCATGAATGCCCCATCTCTCTTAATGCCGGATCGGACCAAGTTCATCGGCGGCAGTGACGCTGCCGCGATACTTGGGGTATCTCCGTGGAAATCAGCCTTTCAGCTTTATCAGGAAAAGATCGGCGCATTCGTTGAAAAATCCGATCCGGCGCGGGATAAGGTACTGAATAGAGGAAAGCGCTGGGAGCCGGTAGTTGTGGAAATGCTGATAGATGAACTGGAATCGCGCGGACATAAAGTCAAGATAATCGGGAGGAACAACCGATACAAAGACCCGGAATTTTCCTTTCTGGAGTGTGAAATTGATCTTGAATTAGAGGTAGACGACGAGGACGTAAATACCGAAATAAAGACCGTTCATCCATTCGCTGCCAAGGCTTGGGGTGATGAAGGTACAGACGAATTCCCGATTTATTACGTTGCGCAAGGCATGCACGGCCTGATGATCAAGCCACGTAAGCGGGTAATTGTGGCGGCATTGATCGGTGCAGATGATCTGCGTATTCACGAACTGAACCGCGACGATGAACTGATTGCCGTGATCCGGCAGAAGGAGCTTGAGTTTTGGGAGCGAGTTCAGACCCGCAATCCGCCAGAAGCCACGGAACCGGAGGATGTGAAGTGGCTTTATGCGAAGGACGCCGGGACGGTAGCGGAGGCCGATGATCAACTCGCCTTGATCTGCCAGCACCTGAAGGACAAGAAAGAGCAAGCGAAGGAAATAAAGAAACAAATGATATCGCTCACAACTGCTATTCAGTTGCGCATGGGTGAAGCGGCCACGTTGCTTTACCAGAATAAGCCGCTGGCTACGTGGAAGACTCAATCAGAAAGGCGTCTGGATATAGACGCTATTGAGGCCGCGCACCCCGAAATAGTGGAGGCGTTTCGTAAAACCAGCGAACACCGAGTATTGAGACTCAAATAATAGGAGAAAAGCATGAGTACCAGCGCATTGAAGGCAGCGGTTACCGGAGAAGAACAGGAAAAAAAACTTTCGGATATGAAGCCGAAAGAGCAAATAGCTCACTTGCTGAAGGTAAAGCAGGCTGAAATCGCAAAGATGATGCCGAAGAAACTGAACCCAGAAAGGCTTTTGAAGGTGGCACAAATCGCCGCCACAACTACGCCAGCGCTTGCAAAGTGCGATGTGGCAAGCCTTGTCGGGGCAATCGGCCAATGCGCCCAAATGGGCCTGGAGCCGAATACCGTTCTTGGTCACGCCTACCTTGTGCCGTTCAATACCAAGCGCAAGGATGTTGACGGGAATGAGCGCTGGGTGAATTCGGTTCAAGTAATCATCGGTTACAAGGGATTGATTGATCTGGCCCGCCGTTCAGGCCAGATCGTGAGCATTGCCGCCCATGAAGTCTGCGAAAACGACAAATTCGAGGTTGTCTATGGTCTGGATGAAAAACTGAACCACACCCCAGCGATGGAAGAACGCGGAAAGGTTATCGGATTCTACGCGATAGCAAAGCTGAAGGACGGCGGCCACGCTTTTGAGTTCATGAGCAAGTTTCAGATTGACGTGATTATGAAGGCTTCGCAAAGCAAGGGCGCATACGGACCGTGGAAGGATCACTATACCGAAATGGGCCGCAAAACAGTTATCCGGCGCCTTGCGAAATACCTCCCGTTGTCGGTTGAGTTCCAGACAGCGGCGGCACTTGATGGTATGGCCGAAGGCGGGAAGGACCAGAATCTTGATAGTTTCGATGGGGATTTTTCGATTATCCCAAATGACGAGAATGAAACCATAGATCAGGAAACTGGGGAAATCACGGAGCAAAAACCGAGTGGATGGGAGCCAACCCCGGAAGAGTTGAAGAAGATCAAAGAGCGTGAAATGGCAGAAGCCGGGAGGAAAGAATGATCTACGACTTGAAAAACATAGGAATTCCACCAAAGCCGAAGCGCGTCCCTTGGTTTTCCTTTGCAACTCTGGTTATAACCCTTGTAGCCTGGGGATGGATGGGACACAGGGACCGGGAGCTTGTGGCGGATAACCAAGCGTTGGTAGAAACGGTTATCTCTCTTCAAGAGGTAATTGACGGGACGGGGTGCGGCGCTGGGCTAGAAATGATCATGCCGATTCCAGCGGAGACATGAAATCCGAACCGCCTACCCCGCCGTGCTGTTTGCTCTGGCAGTTGATGGAAATGTCAGGCTGTATGCCGAAGCCCAACAATCCAACAGCAAATAAGTGGAATAGGGATAGGCTGAAACGGATTGAGAAATTGAAGCCGAGGATCGAGGAATTACAGAAGGAAGGTCTGAGCGGGCTGAAAATCGCCAGAGAACTCGATCTGCCGCGCAGCACGGTATGCAGCTACATCAAGGAACTTAACGAAAGGTCATGATATACCGGGACCGGAGTGCATTTACAACGCTGGACAATGCAAATGAGGGGATTATGAAACAAGCCGAAATGATGGAAGAAAACAATCGTCAGTATATTTCGGGACTGGAGGAACAACTACGCCAAGCGAATAAAGAGATTGATGCGCTCAAGACCGAAGTAGCGAGGCTGAGGGCTGATGTCCCAGGATTGCATCCTGCAACGGTTGATCTTGTTCGTCGTTTCTCTCAAGCACTGGCTGAAAAGCTTGCTATAGCAGAGAAGAAGTACGGATATTCCGATGGATGGCGTTCTCCAGATTGGATGGACGAATGCCACGAACAATTGATGGAGCATATCAAAAAAGGTGACCCACGCGACGTCGCTGCTTATTGCGCCTTCCTTTGGTATCACGGAGAAAGCACGACACCAGCCATGAAAGATTTTTCAACAACCACGAAGGAGGAACAGGAGTAGGAATAGCCAACAAAAATCTGCGATGGGATAACTTAGATACTGCCAAAAGGCTCCGGATAAAGTAACCGGAAATAGATGAGGGAACGCCGCCGGATCTAGGCGTGACAGTCGGAGAGACGACACCAGATTCATACGCATGCTGCTTGATCCATTGCGAATTCGCGGTGGTAAATAGACTAGGCCTAGTATCAGGCAGCAGCCGTATGACTTAAAGGAGATAGGGATGAACACACCAGAAGGATGGAAACTCGTGCCGGTTGAGCCGACACAGGAAATAGCGCAGGCGTTGGATTTACCTCGCTTTCCTTTTTCACTCGAATATAACCCGGAAAGATGGAGAGCCGCACTAGCCGCAGCCCCGACACCGCCAGCGCCTAAGTGCGCAGAATTGCACGACTTAGAAATCCGGGGTATCGCTCTTGATTGTGGCTTCAAACTTAAACCGCAACCAGACGGCACAGAAGACTTGAACCCATACGTTTATCAATTTGCAAGAGAAATTCTCGCCACCATGCCGTCTGTAGAAGAAGTGGCCGCATTTGCGCAAGCCATGGCGAAGCGTACGACACCGCCAGCGCAGGAGGATGAGCCGGTTTACCAACTTAGGTTTGATGGAAACACTTGGTTCGATACTCCGAAAGAGCAATACGATTACTTTACTTCAAAAGAACGTGAAGTAAAGAGTGACGCCAGGATTCTTTACACCCGCCCACAATCCGACGAGTTGCGGCGGGCGGCGGAGGAAATGATTTTAGTGCTGGATGGGCTATCATCAGCGGACGATGGCATAGAAATTCTTTTCGAGATAGGTGAGCCGTTAGCAAACCTCCGCGCCGCGTTGAAGAAGTAAAAATTTATCATTTATAGTTTATATCCATATTTGACCTATGATATTCTCTGGCTTCCTTTCAATAAAAAACCGCTTAACCATGACTCATTCGCAAGAAGATCAGGACATGATTTTGAGAGACAGAAAAATCTTCGCGCGAAATCTCCGGGAGGCAAGAAAACAGAAGGGACTCACGCAAGAGGATATCCAGAAAAAAACCGGACTCACGCAGCAATTCATAAGCGATGTGGAGAACGGCAAAACTACCTTGAGTTTGGACAACGCCAATCTTCTGGCGGCAGCAGTCGAGCAACCTATCTGGAAGCTCACGAACCCCGTAAGAACTTAA